CTCGCGCATACAACCGGGCAGCGATGTGATTGTCTGCGCTGAAATGGACGAACAGTGGGGCTACGTAGGTGCTAAATCACGTCAGCGCTGGCTGTTTTACGCGTATGACAGGCTCCGGAAGACGGTTGTGGCGCACGTCTTCGGTGAACGCACTCTGGCCACACTGGAGCGTCTTCTGAGCCTGCTGTCGGCCTTTGACGTGGTGATATGGATGACGGATGGCTGGCCGCTGTATGAATCCCGCCTGAAGGGAAAGCTGCACGTAATCAGCAAGCGTTACACTCAGCGCATTGAGCGACATAATCTGAATCTGAGACAACATCTGGCAAGGCTGGGACGGAAGTCACTGTCGTTCTCAAAATCGGTGGAGCTGCATGACAAAGTCATCGGGCATTATCTGAACATAAAACACTATCAGTAAGTTGGAGTCATTACCGGCGACACCCGTTGTTAACTTATCCATGGATTTCATAACCCCACCTCGCAGACAAAGCGGGTGTAAATTGAGGGAATACAACGTATCGCAAAAAAGCAGAAACGTAACAGACTCGGAGTCAGTGAATAACTCAGGTATTGGGTTATCAGCTAATATCGAGACTCAAAAAATGGAAAAACCCGCTCGACGGCGGGTTTAAGCTGTGTGACGAAGTAACCACTCTTAACAGCATAACCAATTTTTTACGTACGTAAACCACTAAATGATATTTGCGAGAATGCTACCGAGTATTGAAAACACCACTACAAATACATAAGCAAATCTCAACAAATAACCAACAAATAATTTCCAGCGTTATTTTTAGCTGGTTTAAATTGAATCTTCAAATTATAGAGCACTTATAAATAACAGCCATTAATATAAATTGGCTAATAGATTTATTTTTATTCAGCCAAGAGCCATGAATAGGATTCGATAGAAAAAGTTCAGATAAAAATAGAGATCTACTTCACAAATCAAATGAGAAACCAAAACTTACATCTTGAAATAATCACATTGATTAGATGAATATTTATCGCGCAGTGACATCATTTTTTAATAATAGTTCAAAAAAAGGGCTCACGATGAAAAAATTAACAGTGGCAATTTCTGCTGTAGCTGCATCAGTACTGATGGCGATGTCTGCTCAGGCAGCTGAAATTTATAATAAAGACAGTAACAAGCTGGATCTGTACGGGAAAGTTAATGCTAAGCACTACTTCTCCTCTAATGATGCAGATGATGGTGATACTACTTATGCCCGTCTTGGCTTCAAAGGTGAAACCCAAATCAACGATCAACTGACTGGTTTCGGTCAGTGGGAATATGAATTCAAAGGCAACCGCGCTGAATCTCAAGGTTCCTCCAAAGATAAAACCCGTCTTGCCTTCGCTGGCCTGAAATTCGGTGACTACGGCTCCATCGATTATGGCCGTAACTACGGTGTAGCATACGACATCGGTGCGTGGACTGACGTTCTGCCAGAATTCGGTGGCGATACCTGGACCCAAACAGATGTATTCATGACTGGTCGCACCACAGGTGTTGCAACTTATCGTAACAACGACTTCTTTGGTCTGGTTGATGGCCTGAACTTTGCAGCTCAGTATCAGGGCAAAAATGACCGAAATGAAGTAACTGAAGCTAATGGCGATGGTTTCGGTTTCTCAACTACTTATGAGTATGAAGGATTCGGCGTGGGTGCAACCTATGCTAAATCTGATCGCACTAATAATCAGGTTATCTACGGTAACAACGGTCTGAATGCTTCTGGTCAAAATGCTGAAGTATGGGCAGCTGGTCTGAAATATGATGCGAACAACATCTATCTGGCCACCACCTATTCTGAAACCCAGAACATGACTGTTTTTGGTAATAACCATATTGCCAACAAAGCACAAAACTTCGAAGCTGTTGCACAATATCAGTTCGACTTCGGCCTGCGTCCATCCGTTGCTTACCTGCATTCTAAAGGAAAAGACTTGGGTGTTTGGGGTGATCAGGACCTGGTTGAATATGTTGATGTAGGTGCAACCTATTACTTCAACAAAAATATGTCCACTTTTGTTGACTACAAAATCAACCTGATTGATAAGAGCGATTTCACGAAAGCATCTGGCGTTGCTACCGATGATATCGTTGCTGTAGGTATGGTTTACCAGTTCTAATTTGATTACTAAAAGATATGTTGTGGGAGGCTTTGCCTCCCCAACATATAAGTGGCTCCCTCAAGCCACTTCCTTTAGAAGCACAACCTTGCTTCTAACTATACAAACCTTCTGTTATATATTACCCTTTATTTTTGGGGGCGTTTCAACGCCCCATTTTTAATAACTTTTAGTAAATAATTGGCGTATTAATTAGAGTTATTAACAACGATATCCATCTCTAACCGGATATCTAATGCCATTAACATCCCTTCAATTATGCCCTCAGCCTTCTGTAACCTTTTCCCGATATAACCATCAGAGCAGCAATGCTTACCTGCCAGTGACATGAATGTCATACCGACTACATAATAATCTACTAATAAATCGTGCAAATCGCTGTTGTTCTTTTTCAGACGGGCCATGCACCCGCAAATGATCATCGCGTCATCGTCACAACATTGCGGGCGAGATTTTACTTTTGAAGTAATTAATCCCTTAAAACCGGCGGCAATGGACGACCAGGTCACATCTTCATGATTATTAGCCGCCCACGCTCCCCAACGCTCAAGAACCATCTGAATATCACGCATCAACTTACTCCACAAAAATCAGACCAGAACGCCAATTACAAGCAAAAATCAACGAAACAGTATTAGTTGATTGTTATCTCTGACTTCATACTCCTGCTCCTGTCAGGGTTTTGGCGTAATTCTTCAGTATTCGGTAATCGGTCAAAACAGAACCGGGGAAACGATATAAGCGCAGACGCCCCCAGCGGTGGCGAAGACGTTCTGCCATATAAAACTCAAACATCATTCATTCCCCATTTCGGTGATGGTCAGTTCCAGCCTCCCACCTTTGGTAACAGGCATCTTCACAACGCGGTAATCAACGACCTGAGCATCATCCAGCCAGAAACCTGCTTTAGTGAGTGCGTCAAAAGCGGCTTTTTGCAGATTATCCAGGTCACGGCGACGGCGATCCGGCATGTGGCACTCAATGCGGATTTTCACAGGCATAGCCAGGCCGATATCCAGCATTGCGTTTTTAATGATTCGGGCGACGTTATCGCGGTATGCCTGCCCCTCTGCGCTGACGTGCGTGCGCCCGCGATTATGGCGGTAATAGCGATTATTGCTCGGAGGCCAGGGTAATGTGATGCTGTAGGTATTCACGCCTTAATAACCCCCTCTTTCAGCCAGATAACCTGTGTTCTCGCCATACCTTCCAGCGCGCATTCTTTTGCATATGCAGCATCGACAAAATGTGTGCGGCGGTCGATTTCGTCGTGGCAGGCAGAACATGCAATGGTGGCAATCAGGTCTGGCGGTTTGGCACCGGTGCCGCACAATCCAGTCAGCCGGATATGTGCCAGTACAGACGTTTCAGGGTTGCCATTACATACGCCAGGGATTCTTACCTGGCATTCCCGACTACGCGCTGCTTTTCTCAAATCAGCCATGATTCCTCCTTGCTGCCAGTCGCAACCATTTTTTATCAACCAGGCTGGCGGTATATCCGAGCAGTGTTGGTATTTCGGAAGGCTTCAGCTCCGGTTTACGCTTACGACGATCTGGTACTCTGTAGATGTGTCCGTTCATGACACGAATAAGCGGTGTAGCCATTACGCCTCCTGCTTGTCGCGGAGCAGCTGGAACTCGCAGCTCTGCGGAATAGTCAGGTGGCAGCCAATATTCACCGCCCAGGCTTCAACCTTACACAGGAAGACATACATCTCTCCGGTATCAAGATCGGAGGTATGGCGTAACGACTGGATAGTGGTGATATCACCGGTTACGACATCAACCAGGTCTTTGGTTTCATAACCGAGATATGTGTGTTTGAGAGCATCTTTTACCCAAGCTGGAGTAGCGAACGTTTTACCCCTGCTGATGAGGTATTCACTGATTTCGCTGTACCACATGTGGCTGAGTGCATTCTGGGAAAGACTGCGTTTCTCACGCCACGGTTTAAGCACCATGCGAAAGCATTTGCCCTCCTCCAGATAAGGCTGGATCTGCCGACCGATAGCGGTGAAGTTACCGCGATGTAATTTGATGCCATCTTGTGGGAGATTCACGCTTCACCTCCGCAGAGGTCAAACGCTGGATACAATATATCGCAGGTGCATTTCTGCATCTGTGGAGGGAGAAGAGAGTTTGGATTGTGTGTGCGCATAAACGTCCCCGTTTAGCGCAGAAGTCACCGGAGTTGTTCAGGCTCCGATGACATGATTATGGCGAGTTGATTATCGCAAATCAAAGGTTTTAATTGTGCTTTATTCCTTCAAGCGTTGCCTTCATACCAACCAAAGAAATGTTTAGCTCTCCAACTTTCTCAGGGCTATATAATTCAGAATGAAGCCAATATTCTGATTTATCTAAACATCTTTTAGCCAGCTCTCGATCAAAGTCTACGACTTGGGAAGACGCTTCATACCAAAGCCTATAAAGTTTTTCTTCTTCGTTTGGGTTATTAGGCTCACCACGTTTTAATTTTTCAGTATATAAAATTGTTGAATAAATCGCAGGAGTTAATCCAGTGATTGCCCTCTGCCGCAGATCGGATTTGTTTGTTATCCACCCCAACAGACGATCTCCCATCCATGTGATAATTGTATCCATGCTTTAGCCCTTCTTAGTAAATAGTGTGTAGGGCGACTGAAGGACCGAGTTTATGCTTTTTCGCATTGCTTTCAGTTAGTACACCGGTATCGCACCGGAAACAATCCTACGGCAAATTGGTTGTCTGACCTCTCGGTTTTTCGTGCATTAACCGATACCCACTACAGTCTCGGCGAAAGCTGCACACCCCCAGGGTGTACTGGTAGCACTCGGCACAGCCTAGCACGCCACTTTCTTCTCACTATCCAGTCTAATTTTATCCCCTAGTCAGACACTCAGATGTAGTGCTCCGCAGCGGCATGCGGGGGAATACAAAAACTCGGACAAAATTGGGCCCTCCTTTTTGAATCACTCGCGGGGATGTAGTTATTAATACATGGAAAAAGATCTGTTTTCAAATCCAACATTATATGGTTTCAATACCACGGGGTGGCTATGTGTTTCTCATTGTTAATTGGAATCTACTGTAATCGATCCGAACGTAAATGCGGCAAAACTCGACTCCACTTATCATCCTGCCACGGCCGGAATTTTACATGTGCCGTTTCTCTGGCAAGGATTGCCTGTGCCTTATTGAGTATCTGGGGATATTCTTGCTCGATAGAAGTGAAGCGACCAGCTTCACGATGCTCCGCAACCTGAAGAAGAGGAGTAACGTTCTGGTAGGTAATTAACATCACATTCCCTGCTCGCCATAACCAGGCGAGTGTGCAAAGTTCGTTATCAGTGAATTGTTTTGTGATTGGGTATTGTTGAACTGCTAGAACGAGAACGCCAGCATCCATTGGCAGTCTCTATAGTAAAACCATAGCTCAGGACGCTTCGTTCAGGATAGATAATTTTATTGTACTTACCTAACTTTCTTACTATAGCACGGTTGAAAAAGTGATTATTACTCAAAAATAAACCTCACCATCAACCATATATTTGAGAGTACTTATCGCCTGCTGGGCGGATATTGTTTTCATTAAAGGATAGTGTTTAAAAACAATGCCATTCATAAAATAGATATCACAGGTTTTATTATCTGTATTGATTATGATTTTTTCGAATGTTTTATAGGCAAGTGTACGACATAGCTCTCGCCCATTTTTACTGGTTAAGTCAATAGCATGAAAATCACCAAGTGAACTCACCGCTTTACTCTTCAAAGTTTTTAATGATACAGAAGCCCTTCGTAATTCCTTATCTAATACTCTGATTTTTTCTGCTATAGCGGTAACTTCAGGCGCAACAGATAATGCAGCAATTAAATTATTAATTTTCATCTGGAGCTCAATAATTTTCAACTCTAAAGTTTCATTAGCATCTTTCTTGTTTTCAACTGGTTGGATTTTACTACAATTAAAAAGCAACTCATTAATGATATTATAATCAACCAAATCTCTCTTTATTGATGGCCTGTCACATCGATGGAGTCTTCTCATCGGACAAACATAATAGCCATGCAAACTTCCAGATACCGCATGAACAATCATGGTATTACCACAAGCCTCGCACTTCATAACTGTTCGAAGTAGATTTACCAACATAGGATTTTTGCTACTATTGCTAATACCAAAAGGTGCCAACCGAATTTCCTGTACAGCGTAAAACAAATCATCTGATATGACTCTGGGATAATAGCCAGCGATTTCACTTATTCCTTTACCTCTTGCACGATATGAAGGTACGCATATACCTATCAGAGCTTTATTCGCTAATAATTTTTCAATTACAGAAGGTCCCCATGCACTTTCTTTTCCTGAGAAATTCTTTACAGCATGATCATTTAAATACTTGGCTATTGCATTCAATGAGCGCCTTTCCATCCTGAGTTTAAAAATTAGCTCAATAGTTTTCACCCTGTCGGGGTCTGGAACAAAAGCCGTTCTTTTGTCATCTAAGGAGAGACATCTCGGACAAGACGCCGTCATAATCGTACCTGATTCCAGTGCATCCTGCCGTTTTTTCTTCCATGATAATTTAACCCGACTTGACTTTATCTCGCTTTCTTCATTTGCCCTTTGTGCTATAAGTATGGCTTTTATTAATGAATATGGCTCATTCAAAGAGTCAATATTATAGACTGTATTGTCGCAAAGAGTTATAACATCAATACCGTGATTCAAAATCAATTTCAGACGTTCAATCGCTTCACCGACTTTTTCTCTTGAAAGTCTGTCCAGACTTTCAACTAACAATGTAGTTCCTGGCAATATATAACCATGCTCTATAGCATCTAAAAATTCCGAAAAAGCTCCTGATTGTGCATGCTTTCCTTTGAATGCACTTAATCCTAAATCTTCATATGTTATGGTATCAAGATAATAATCACTATTTACCTTTAACCATTCAGCAATAAGTCTTCTCTGTCGGTTTAATGAGTCGCCAGACATCTGACCTGGTGATGAAAATCGCATATATGCTATGGCTTTTTTCATGGTGACACCTGCTAACGTATGCTTTTATAAACCTTAGTGGTGGGATATAATTTTTGTTTAATTTTTATTTAAAAAGACAATTAAGGTCACATTATCTTGAATATACAACAATAATCGTATTGCAATTTTCTTACGCCATAATCTTGAAAGCACAAAAGAATACATAAAAAAAATAAAGACATTAACAAAAAGCATAAAACGGGTAATGACTCCAACTTACTGATAGTGTTTTATGTTCAGATAATGCCCGATGACTTTGTCATGCAGCTCCACCGATTTTGAGAACGACAGTGACTTCCGTCCCAGCCTTGCCAGATGTTGTCTCAGATTCAGATTATGTCGCTCAATGCGCTGAGTGTAACGCTTGCTGATTACGTGCAGCTTTCCCTTCAGGCGGGATTCATACAGCGGCCAGCCATCCGTCATCCATATCACCACGTCAAAGGCCGACAGCAGGCTCAGAAGACGCTCCAGTGTGGCCAGAGTGCGTTCACCGAAGACGTGCGCCACAACCGTCTTCCGGAGCCTGTCATACGCGTAAAACAGCCAGCGCTGACGTGATTTAGCACCTACGTAGCCCCACTGTTCGTCCATTTCAGCGCAGACAATCACATCGCTGCCCGGTTGTATGCGCGAG